AGAGCGCCGCTTTAATTAAGCTTGAAGGCGCTTTATTAGAAAATATAAAAGCGGTTAAAGACTCAGTAACGCTTCAAAAGCTGTTGCAAGATGTTTTGAATGGTACTCAAAAAGAATACAAAGATACGACAAAGGTCGTTAAGGAATTAACGGAAGCAAAAAAGTCTTCTTTTGATGCCTTTAAAAGCTCAATGAACTCGTATCTCTTAGAGCAGATAGCTATCCAGCAGGGTGAAGACGCTGCTCTTAGGTACAAGCTTGCTTTGGACGGTCTTACGTCAACTCAGATTGATTTGATGTTGAAGATGCACAATAAAACAAATGCTTTAAGAGAAGATAAAGAAAAGACGGACAGTAGCGCAAAGGCGCAAGATAATTTTGTCACAAGCCTGAAGCGTTCAACGCAAGAAATAGGGCTTAACGAAGACGCTCTAACAAGACTGCAAGGCAAGCGATTAGGAGTTGATCCTAAGATTACGGAGGCGTTAATTGCAGAGAGAAACGCTCGTCAAGCAAACGCTGATGCTACAGAAAAAGAAGTCAAATCAGCGGAGGAACTAAAAGCATCCAGGGAAAATTTGGTTGAAGGGATTGTAGCTCAAGCAGATGCATACGGGAAAAGCAGCATAGAACTTGCCATACACCAAGCTAGTATTCTTGGGTTGGGTGAAACAGCTAGGCAAGAATTTGATGAAGCAATAGAAAGAATAAAAAGGTTAAGGGAAGAAGAGGAAAAGACAAAGAAAGACGAAGCTCATAAATTAAAAACTGAGACCGATTTTGAGTCCTTGCGTAAATCTTTGTTGTCTGAAGAGGAGGCGCTGTTGGAGTCTTACGAAAGACAGAATCAGATAGTAGACGATTATCTTCTTCTTAACGCAGACAAAGAGCGAGAGGCTAGTGAGATAAAGCTTCAAATACTTGCTGACTTCCAGAAGAAGAAAGAAGAGCTTCTGAAGAAAGGTGTTGATGGTGAAATTCTGCAAGGTAGCAAGTTAACAGATTCAATGTTGAGTCAGCTAGGGACGCAGTTTGCGGGTGTTCAAGCATCAAACAAGAAGATGTTTGCCGCACAGAAAGCGTTCAGAATCGCGAACGCTATTCAGACCACCTATGACGCGGCAGGCAATGCGTTAGCAAGTCCTTACCCTTGGCCCTTACCTCAAGTATTCGCTGCAACAGCAATCGCCGCTGGTTTAGCTAACGTGGCACAAATAAGGTCTACTTCGTTTGACGGCGGTGGCTTCACTGGAAACGGAAGCCGAAGTGGAGGCATGGACGGCAAGGGTGGTTTTCCAGCAATTTTGCACCCGAATGAAACGGTAATTGACCACACTAAGGGTCAGGGTGGAGGAGTTACCATAGTCAATAACATAGACGCATCTGGTGCTGATGCTAATGTGGACATGAAGATTCGCGCTGCAATGCAGCAAACTTCGCAGCAGACAGTTGCTTCAATACAAGACCTCATGAGGCGAAGGAGATTTATCTAATGACTGTTTATATGTTCCCGTCAATAACGCCATCTTCTAATACGTTTGAGTTAGTGACTAACACAAGGACGTTTCAAAGCCCTCTGACAAATGCGGTTCAGACTGTAGCGAGGAAGGGATCTCTGTGGAAGGTTAGCATGCAATTTAACAATCTTACTGGGAATGATCGTGCCATCATGCAGGCATTTCTTGCTAAGTTGAATGGTCAGGAGCATCGCATGTATCTGTACGATCACTCAGCGACTAAGCGCGGTCTTGCACCTTCAGCCCCCGCTGACACTTTGCTAGTCAATGGCGCAAATCAAACGGGATCTGTCTTGGTAGTTGACGTTTCACCAGCTAGCACAATCACCGGATATCTGAAGGCCGGAGATTATGTGGCTTTCAACAACGAGTTGCACATGGTGACAGAGGATGTAAACAAAGCAGGCAGCGCTCTGAGTTTTGCGAAACCTAATTCTGACGGTACGACTACCACAACAAATGGTATGCCGCTTGCGCCACCGATCAGAAAGCCAACCGTTGACAATCAGCAGATTGATTATCTTCAGCCAATCTACGGAGTGTTCATGCTTTCAAGCTCAGCTTCTTGGGATACTAAGCCTGGATTAGTGTCATCGTTCACGATAGACGCAGTAGAGGATGTGTTGGCATGAGTAGAGGATTTCCTACGAATGTAGCGACAGCATTAGCGCAGCAGCATGTCGCGATTGTTACTTTCGCAAAACTAGAGTTCCCTTCTGGAACCGTATACGTTCACAACTCCATCGGAACGTATAGTTGGGGGTCTCAGGATTGGCTAGGCGTTGGTGATCTGGGATCTATTAGTCAGGTCCAAGAAGGCCTTGATGTTAGCCCATACTCTATCACTCTGACTTTAAGCGGATTAGACGCAACAATCTCTGGCGCTGCATTGACTGAGGATTATTACCTGCATCCTGTCACGGTTTATCTTGGGGTGCTTGATGCTGATGACGCTTTGATTGCGGACCCGACTCAGATATGGGCGGGATTCATGGATCAAATGAACGTAACTGTTGGCGCAGACGGAGGTGATGCAATTGAACTAGTCGCTGAATCTGAGCTGTCAAACTTCAACCGCTCTCTAAATCTGATGTACACCAATGTCGCGCAACAGGAAAAGTCTTCAGGTGATCTGTTTTTTAACTTTATGCACAAGGTAGAAGGTGCAAAGATTAAATGGGGTGCGCCAACTTCAGGCATTGATGACTCCGACGAAAAAGAAGATTCGGTATCATTTTAATGCAACTTAGGGTTCTGCAGGCGCTTAACAAATGGGAGAAAAAAGACTTTGATTACGGGTCGGTGGACTGCTGCCAGTTTGCAGGATTCATTGTAAAAGAGCTAACAGGCAAAGATTATCTTGCCGATTTCAACTATAATTCAGAAGAAGACGCATACAGTATTATCAAGAGCAACGGTGACTTAGAAGACACGGTTTCAACCGTTCTAGGTGAGCCTACAGAGGACATTGATAGCATTCCAGATGGTAGCCCTGTTATTTTAAAGCTTCCGTCTGGGCAGTTGTTAGGAGTTAAATTGAGTAAAGAAGCTGTTTGTTTAACGCAAAAAGGATTTATCAGAATGCCATCTGAATATATAGCAGCGGGGTGGATATTATGCCACCAGTAATTGTCGCAACGGCGCTTGCTCTTAGTAAGGTCGGGCTGGCCGTTGCCGGAGCAGTCGGTGCAACAGGATTTTTCGCAGTCGGTGCTTCAGGTTTGGCTGCAGTCGCGTTGGGCGCTGCGGTAGTCGTTGGAGGCGCGCTTGTTGCTAAAAAAGCAATGTCTCTTTTTGAAATTGATATACCTACCGTTGACACAGACACTTCCAGGCAAAGGACTGTTAAATCAACCACAGAACCACAGAAGATAATCTATGGTGAGGCGCTGGTTTCGGGTCCGATATCGTTTGTGGGTCTTGCAGGGACAGACAACGAAGACTTTTATCAGGCTATCGTTCTTGCAGGCCACAAACTAAACAACATCACCGACATCCACATGGATGATCTTGTTATACCAAACGCAGACATAAACTCTGGTAATGCTGCGGGTGGACAGGTTGGTGGTTCTGGTCCTTTCGGGTTCAAAAACTCAAGCGCCATTTGCACAATTAATAAGCATCTTGGAGCCGCGTCTCAAACAGCAGATAGTCTGTTGACCCCACTGCCAAATTACACTACAAGTCATCGTGGTGATGGCATTGCTTATTTGGCGATGAAGTGGACCTTAAACGAGCATTCAGCGAAAACGTGGGAAAAGTATTCCCCGCAAAACGTAAAAGCTCTGGTTCAGGGCAAGTCTATTTATGACCCACGGCTAGATGTAACTGCTGGTAATGATGCCGGAGCCAATCCGACTAACGCTTCTTACATTGCCTATTCTACTAATCCTGCTCTTTGTCTTGCTGACTATCTCATGGATGCCACTCTTGGCATGGGGATCTCTGCCGCTAAGATTGATTGGGCAGCAATCATCACCGCTGCAAACGGGTGTGATGTTAGTGTTTCAGTGCCTGGAGGAACTGAGGCTAGATTTAGTTGTAACGGTGTAATATTTGCTACCGACAAACACCAGAAGAACATAAACAAGATCCTTTCTTCAATGAACGGAAGCCTTGTTTACTCTAATGGTAAGTACATTCTTCATGCGGGGATTTACGAAGCTCCGACTGAAAGCCTGAACGAAGATGACCTGATCGGCGCTATCAGCATCAAAACATCTTTGGAAAGATCAGACAGATTCAACACGATTAAGGGATTGTTTGTTGACCCCTCTCAGAATCATAAGTCTTCCGAGTTCCCTAAAGTTCAATTAGCTGATGCTGTTACTAGAGATAACGGTGAGGTGTTAGAGAAAGAAGTTCAGTACCCTATGACGAATTCGTCATACGGAGCGCAAAGACTTTCCCACAAATTAATTCAGTTAAGTGATCAGCAGAAAATCATTACATTCCCTGCTAATTTGTCTGCACTCAGAATTGCTGCCGGAGACAGGGTTCGGGTTTCCGTTGAGGAATTAAGCTGGACCAATAAAGTATTTCAGTGCGTTGATTGGACTTTCTCTGAGCAGGGTGGTGTTAATCTTACTCTGAGAGAAGACTCAAGCACATCCTACGCCGATCCGACAGTAACTCCCACTAATGAATACTCGACTATAACAGCTTCAGGTAGCATCACAGATGCCTTCAGAGGCGTTCCTAGCCCTTCAGGATTGCGGGCAGCTTCTGGCGAGGGCAAAGTATTTCTCAACTGGGTAAATCCAGGCAGACCTGCTGACTACGCAACAATTGAGGTTTTTTCTTCATCTACAAACAACGTAAACAATGCGGTAAAAATAGGTGACACAGACGGGACTCAGTTTGTTCATGATGGGAACAACGCAGCAGACTCAATCGCGGTGGGAAACGACAGATATTATTGGATAAGATCCAAAAAGAATGTTGGAACAACTGTCAGTGAAGTTTCTGTCTACGAACCAAACTCTACAACTTCTTCAGTAAGCGTTACCGTCTTAGCCACTGCTGTCAACTGGAGCAACGTA